CAGCACAAACATTTTTAGGAGACACACCGTGGCAGACTTGTACACAATTTGGGCCAACAAAGAAGGAGATATTTCAGACATTGATTGGGTCAACGGAATGAAGAGTTTTTTTGATCATCTTGTCAGTGAAGGCAAAATGATGAGTTATAGAATCACTCGTTGCAAAATGGGTTTCCGCTCCATAGCCGACATGCCCGAATGGATGATTATCATGGAGTTCAAGAACATGGCTCAAATGGATGATGCTTTCAAACGTGTTGCACCCTTGGAAGGTGAGCTGGAAACCAAACACAAAAGCTTCAATCAGTTTGTAGCCGGAGACATACAGCATGCCTTGTTCCGTGACTGGCCTGATCAGTTCTGATTCAATGCCGTGATAAAAAGTTCAGCACAGTGCTGATGTTCTTCCAATCCTGCGTGTTGCAGATCTCTGGCACCAGGAAAAGCACTTGGACGACGATCATACAGTAAAAGATCTGTTTCTGCATCCTTGATCACCAAAGGTATTTGCCGTTGGGCACACAGTTGCTCAATGGCCAGAGTGTTTTTGATATAGTTCATCTGTGAATTGGTATCGTTGCTGTACCATATTTTTTGAAATGCAGGAAGTTCTATCTTGGCCGGTAAAAGATTCCGCACAGTGTCATGATCAAATATTTCTAGTCTGGCCATAGAAGGTCTCAACAACAACACCATGCGTGGGTTCAAAAGATCTATATAATGATACAACAATCGCATGCAAGTGTCCATGCTGGCACCTCCTACTGCAAGATTCCAGCACATTAGTCCAAGTTTGTGAGACACCAAACTGGGCCAGGTCTGATTTGCAGGCATGCCCACACCTGCAGTTTGACTACACCCTAGTGCTATGAAACCCGGACTGTGATCAAACTCCTTGCATCTGAATCCGTGAGAATTGAATTCATAACTTATGGCTGTAGGTTGATCAAATCCATATTTTTGTAGTTGAGCTTGGTACAAAGAGTTTTGTAGATTTTTTTCAAACTGTTCTTGAGAATCTGTGCCTAACCAGAATCTTGTTGTATTTTTATAAGTTGACCAATAATGAGATGCTTCTTGAAAGATTTTCATTGCTGATATTTAACACCACTTTTGAGATCTCTAACGAGATCTATTGATTCACTTCGTTCATCAATGATTTGTTTTTCCGTATTATCCAGATTAAGTGGTCACAATTCACCCGTTGCCGGGTGAATCTGATCTGCATTATCCGAGTAGCGCAGTCACTTCATTCTGATGAGATTGTCTTACGACGCGGAGGCGGTTGACCGGTACCCCCTACTCAAGCTTCACATATCAACGGAACCCTAGTGACCCGAGAAGAACCAAGTCCTATAAGCTGAGGTTGTATCTTTTTCACAGTGCCTCTACCATTTGCTGTCTTAAGTTAACAGTTGCCTTTGACACACAAGCACATCCAGACCGGGTATCGCACCGTTCCTCCTTGTGGATCGAGCTGCCTCGATCAAACAGAGTCTTTTAATCGGCGAATATGGCTACCATGCACACGCACTTGAATGTGTCCATTGTACCAGTCGTCGCTTTCTAATACACGTCTTGAGAATTGTTCGCGAGCTTCTATGTAACTACATTCAGCCTTGGACCTACAGTAGTATAAGATTTCACGAGTAAAGTTTTCGCTGCCTAACTGAGTAACGTCTTTGTTTAGTTGTTCGTTGGAGCCGTAGTATGTCTGCCAGTCTGATTCGATTTTGCCACGTATTCGTTTGCGTTTCTTGTTGCCGTTCTTGAGTTTTACTGTTTTATATGTTGTCCTGCTAAATTTTGCTAGTTTTTTTCCAATATACTTTCTGCCGGTCAAGTTATTTGTGATCAAATAAACAAAACCTACACAATCTTCAGGTAAAGCTTCAATTGTTTTGTTTTCGAATAGCCATGACATGGACTATTGTTTATGATCAAGATTCACCCAGGCAGAAATTTCTCCAATACAGGTATTTGGCCGACTGCTCACGCACAAATTTACCATTTGAACTACGTCACTCAGATCCACACCGTTGCCGGTCCAGGTATGCCTACTACGGCTCAGTTCAGTGTCCAACCGATCCACAGTGATCAAGCTGGTACGAAAAAGTACCTGATTGGTTTTGAATGCCCGGGTCCACTGTAGGCTGTGATGTTTGAGAGCGACTTTGTTGACTCGGTAAGTTTCCCAGCTGGGTTCCGGCGCCACTACATCCTCGCTGCCACTGCTGCCAATGTTAATGATCCAGCCGCCCTTGCCTTGTTTTTGCCACAGGCTGGCAACCTCAAACAGTAACTTGACTTGTCCAAAATCGGCCCAGGTTTCCTGAAACGGACCATCAAATGCATTGTTCACAAACACATCGTAGTCAAGGCTTAGTTCGGCCAGCTCTTTGCGATGTTTGATAATATCGTGCCCAGTGGTGCTTCGGCTGTAGCTGTCGCCTCTATAGTGCTCGGTTAGCGCAAGCCCTAGGCCACGGTTACCGCCTGTAATCATATATTTCATCTTTTGCTTCCTCCTTGATCCCATACCTTGGTAATTCGCGAACCACAGGTCATAGCACACTCAAACAATCTGCCTTGGGCTAGAGTTTTATTCCAGCTGGCAACCAAGTCAGACCACATGGGGCTTTCAAATATTTGTTTGAGACTGTGCATGTGTATATTAAAACTGTTTAAAGTGTAACCTTCCAAAAATTTTCGAACTTGATTTTGTCCGTTTACAGTGCTTAATTCGTTGGCCTCGGGCAATACCCCTGGTTCGTAAAATCTACGATCATACAAATTATGATTAAAAAAGTTACAAGGTAAAACCAACCCCTCGGCATTGACAATTACTTTGGGCCCTATTAAGGCATCACATTTTATAGTTGTAGTATCAAAATAGTCTTTGATGTTGTGGTATTGTTTTTTTAAATCAGGAAGAAACAACATGCTTTGATTGCGATACTCGGCCTGTGCTGGCGGTTCTAACACATATTTGTCAGACACCGGCCACGAACTCATTTCTTCCACAGTTCTATGATTGAAAAATCTTCCAGTTTTTCTGATCAGCACATTGAAAAATCCCATCTGTGCTCCAAGTTGTTTGACTTGTTCTACTTGATGTTCGTTGTGTCGAAACACAATAAAATTCCATTGCGCTCGACCTCCTGCCTGTATAAATGCTCGAGCATTTTCAATGACCCGGCTGTATTTTACGTTGCGACGGTACAAATGTAATGTGTCTTCTAGTCCGTCTATGCCAAAGTCAATTTGTCCATAGCCTGCTATGATTGTGGCAATCTCTGTCCAATATTGTGGATCATGCGCACCACCGTTGGTATGAAAATACAACCACAGGGTAGGATTTTTTTTCCTAAAATCTCTTAGAATATCCAAGAAATTGGGGTGCATGATAGGATCACCATAACTGCCACAAAAAAATATTTGACGAAGCCGAGCACACATTTCGGTAGAAAAAGCTCGATCAATTACATCTCTACCCAGATGGCAAAGCGGCATTCTAGGGTTTACTCCTTCTCCGTTGTTGTTTCGTGGGCACTGAGGACAGGCAGCATTACAATAAGAAGTTATTTCGAGTTGATATTCGTCTATGGTGTTGTAATCAAACAAGATTGACCTCTCGTTGCCATTGATCTTGAAACACTGTTCGATTTTTGTTTGTAGAACAAGCACTTGCACATACTGAATTGGGTGTGTCGGTTTTCCAAGTTAATTTTACGGTTGCTAAATCATCTTTGACAAAATCTCGTTGTGTGGCCCCAAGCCAGCAACAAGGGCTCAGACGCCCTTGAGCATCAATGTACATGCTTTTTTCATTGAGTACGTGACATTTAATAGGCCCGAGCTTGACTGCAGGTTGTTGCCAGCCCATGGGAAATTCCAAATGATCAGTAAATCCACGCTTGCTGATCTTGGCACGAAACCATTTGAATCCCATGTCACGGGCCAATTGTTCGCAAGCATCAACTTGATGTTGATTGTGTTTGTACACCAGCATGTCCCAATGAGCTGATCCACCTGCGGCAATGTATGCTTGAGCATTGCTCATTAGCTTTTCCCAATTGACATTTTTACGATAAACATGATTGGTATCCTCTAATCCGTCTATGCTAAACACGCAGTAATCTTGGGACTGATTGAATAATTTGCCCAAGGCATGCCAAAAGAATGTGCTTTGAACAGCACCATTGGTATTCATACCCAACACAATGTCGGGATTGACTTTTCTAAAATAGTTGTAGATGTCCATGGTATAGTAGCCTGCAGCCGGATCACCATAGTTGCCACACATGAACATTTTGTCTAATCGTGCTATTGCCCGATCGTTAAAATGTTGTTGAATATGTTCTATACGTAGATGATGTTTGTTACTTTTATTAAAGTTAGGGTCAGTTTCTCGGGCACACAACGGGCATGCGGCCTGACAAACATCTGTGGGTTCTATGTGTAAGACTCGGATTCTACGCAATTTCTATGTCCGTGTTGTAGGTTGTAAAGCCGCCTTCTTTGACTACCTTTAAAATGTTTTCCACACGTCCAGCCAACTCGTCTCTGTGACTGACCAACCAAATACTTTTGTGTCGCTCGCGACTCATGTGCTTCAACAATGCCAGGCTGTTTTCCACGCCCTGTGTGTCTAGACCTGAATCAATCATTTCGTCTATGAACAACACGTTGATGGGCTGGTATAGACTCTCAAACACGTCACGGAATGCCCAGCTCATGCTCAATATCAATCTGTTGCGTTCGCCACGGCTCAAGTTGTCAAAGTCCAGTTCACGACCCAGTTCTTCAATGCTGACACTGAGATCGTTCTGGAACACCACGGTGTGCGGCAAGCCAATCCTGTCCAGGTAGTGTGTGAGTCGGGCATTCAAATAACTCAGATTCTGTTCAATGATCTTCTTGCGTATAAAGCTGTCTTTGCTGGTCAAGAGTTTGAGCAAGAAATCTTGATGTTCCTGTAGTCGGGTCAACTCATTGAGTGTGTCATAACTCACAGTTTGTAAAGCCTGGCCTGCCATTTCATCAATCTGTTCACCATAGGGATCGGTTTCTGCACTTTTGTCTGCCAACTGCTTTTCCAGTGCGGCCAGGCTGCTGCGATGATGTATAGCATCTTCTTCGCGATCGTAAAACATGGCAGGTGGTTTGCCTAGCGTGCCGAGGGACTCGTGGGCAACCTCCAGCTCTGAAAGGAGTCGTGTATGTTCTTCGCACGCTTCTCGCGCTCGCTCCAGATCAGCCTGTTTACCTGCCAGGACCTGTTGGTGCTTATGGTCGTGGAAAGCCTGCCCACAGGTGTGACATGTGTGAGATTCAAGAGTCGCAATCTCTTTGACAAGCTTCTCAATGCTTTTTGTCTCGCGATCTTTATCAAGCTTCGTGCGGGAGATCTGTCCAGCCAAGTCGTTAAGATCCTTGCGCTTCTGATCCCATACTTTGTGCGCCTTGTGGGCCGCAATCTCGGCTTCAATGTCAATCTTCTTGAGCTCTTCGAGCGCGGTCGTGAGTTTCGTAATCTCTTCTTCATGTCGGGTCACCCATAAGGTTTGCCTGCGTCGCAGGGCTTCAATCTGTTCTTCGATGCGTTTGTTGGCTTCTTGTACCGCACGTATGCGGAATTCTTCCTGCTGTATGCTTTCTTTGGTCTGCCTGTTGTGTTCCTTGATGGCATCAGCACGCTCACTGAGCAAGGTAATGCCCAAGAGTTGTTCAATAATGGTTCGCTGGTCATTGGCCTTCAAGCTCAAAAACGGTTCGGTGTAGGTGTTCAGGGCCAAGATATGTTTAAACATGTCGTGACTGAGACCCAGCACTGATTCAATGGCATCCTGTGTTTCTCGGCTGTCACCTTGAGCATCGTCGGTGATTTCTTGTGCCTGATTGTTTACATAAAATTTCAACACGTTGGGTTTGCGACCCCTCTCAATTTTGTATTCTTGTTGCCCTACCAAGAATTCTAAACTGACCAACATGTTTTTACCATTGGTCTTGTTGACCAAATTGTCTTTGCGTATGTTCGATAGAGCCTGACCATACAAGGCATAGCTGAGAGCATTGATAATAGTGGTCTTGCCTGTGCCATTTCTGCTGCCGTCACCGCCTAGATCCAAATTCTCTCCCAAGACCAAGGTTAGGTCTCTTCGATCAAAGTCGATGCCTTGAGTGTTGTTGCCCACACTCATGAAGTTTTTCACAGTGAGTTTTTTAATTTGTATCATAGTTTTGGCGCTTGGTTATGAATATATTGTAGCACATCTTTAGTATTTGTAAAGTAGTCGCTTTGGTAAAACGGCATCTCCTTGCCAAATATGTTTTCTAATTTACCATTGATATAACTTTCTTGCATGAGAGTCAACTTGGGTATGGGCACATGCTGTTCGTTTATAACAGCGTTGATTACCTGATCGCATGTGGCCTGGTTGCCAAAGTACGGAATTTTAGAAAGAAATACTGCATGTAAATTTTGCAACCAAGGACCGGTGTCAACGGGTCTCTGCGTCCATGTGGCCAATGCATTCAAGCTGTGTTTCAACAAATTTATATCATATATGTTTTTTAACGGAACTCGAAATTCATCTTGCACTGCGATCGACAACATGAGTTGTTGTTTTTGCCAAAGCCCGTTGATGGTGTGATCTCTAAAACCAAATTTGAAATATTCTCTCAGCACATGTCTAGGAATATCGGGCCGAGCAGGATCAAGGAAATTATAGGATTGGTAGATATGATTCAAAATACCAGCATAAGATGTGTTTATCAATTTTTTTACAGTGTCTACATGCAAGACGTCGTTGTCAATGTTATAATCCGAAGATCTCAAAAGACTAATACTGGAAATCAGCAATAGGTCATCGGGATCAAAAACTATTCTGATGACCTTGTCGGCTTTTGATAATTTTGATATATTGTTTTCAAACCAATGATCGCATGATATTTGTTTGGAATCTAAATAAAATTTTGGTCGATGGTGACTGGTTCCAAGCGTGGTAAAAGGATTGAAGTCTTTGGTCACAAAGCCAAGAGCTCGATTTGTGACCACTTCCAAAAAGTGACCATGTGTGCCACCTACAAAATCCAAAAGTATCATTGACATTTTTTTAGATCAAAAAAGTACGTCATTTGTCGGGTATCATACAAAAACTTGGTGACAACAAATCCAGGCAAAGGAAAAAAATACTGCCAGGACTGTATGCGATCACTTAATCTGTCATCATCTATAAACTGCAACTGTCCTCGCACCAACAATTTACTTGGATTGTACGCAGACACAATATCTAATATAACAGATTTAAATTTATCCATGCTCAAGTATTTCAACAAAGGCGATCTATCTAATAGTACGACTGGATCTATAATATCAGGCAGGTCGGGCCATTTTAAAGTTTCATTGCGATTGTCAATCAGTTTGGTAAATTGTTGTTGATTTAACCTGTAACTTTTTGCAGTGTACAGTGTTTCCAGCATTGTGATTTTTTTGGAAAACACTTGACTATAATGCCACCCACAGCAGTCTATAGCAACAACAGGATTGTTTTCATAAGAGATATCTATGAGATTGTTTGCACCCTCGTTGAGCATGGGGTACACTGATCGATAGTAGTCCGTGCGATTGTGATCGTTGACTTGTGTTTCTCTCATTTTTCTGCATAGATCCAGGTCAGTGGTTGTACAAAATTGAAATATCTACCTTGATCATTTTCGTAACAATTCTTTTTGACCACGGTGAATCCTAGGTCAATGACACAGTTTTCAAGCCAGCGCAACACTGCCTGACCACAGGAAAGACCAGGATAATTCAATGAGTATTTGATATCATTGCCTTTGATTTGATAACGATTGAGTCCTACGTAAAGATATTTGGTTGGTATTGTAACACTGTCAATGCATCTCTGTTGGATTTCACTCAACCAAAGAGGGCGATTAAAAAAAATCAAACAAAAATTGCTGTGCTGATCCGTGCGACAAAACTGATCAAACCCCAAATGTTCTCCATAAATTCTTACGGATCTCTGTCCTACAAGATTCAGAATCTCACGGTCCTGATCGCAGGTATCTGTACCCAATTGCACAGTGCGCCAGTTCATAGATTTTGATAAATCTTGAGCAGTAGTTTAGGATCGTAAAATTCGCTTTCAATGTTGGTAATCTGATCTGTAACGATTTGATCCACACTTTCAAATTTGACTTCGCCGGGCGACATGTCTGTGTCTACGGCTGTGTTTTTCACAGGTATCAAGGCCATTTCTCTTAAAGCATAATCTTTTACAAATGTGTCTTTGATAAAATTGGCTTCTTCGTAGCTGATGTCAATGTCTAGCTCGACCCTGATGTGCATGTTTCGTGCCAACAGGTCAGGAGCATGATCTATGACCTGGCTAAGTTTCAATACCTTGTAAAGAGGTTGTCCGGGCCAGCTATGGAACACCGGTTCCCGCCCCCATTCCAGGGTCATCATACCACGTTTGTCGTCACCGGCATCGGCATAGTTGTGCGGAAAGCAGTTGCCGATATAGTGGATGTTCTTTTTTTGTTGTCGCAAGTGGAAATGGCCGCTGAACACTCGTTCGAAGTTGCCAAAATGATCAACTTGAATCTCTCCGTGGTCCGGCATCTCTACCATGGCGTTCATTTTGAAATGTGGTAATTCAAAGTGCCCAAACATGTACTGACCCTTTAACTTTGGTATCTTCTTGTGATCATCTCCAACCAGCCAAGGTGCGATTACAACATCACCGTCCTGAAACCAATCGTTGACAATTTGGATATTGGGTATGTGCCGTGCCCATTCGGTGCTATAGATATCACGTTTGTCACGATAGTACAAGTCGTGATTGCCAGGAATAAAATAAAAACGGTCAAAGGACGCACTTAATTTTTCCAGGCTACGCAAACTATATTGAAGTGTTTGCATGTTGATTGCGGCACGCTGGTGACTCCAGTCGCCCAGGAACATACCGGTTTCACACCCGTTGGCCTTGGCCGTCTTGATAAACCAATCAATGAAATCACTACAATCTTGATTGTGTTGTAGGCTGTTTGACTTTAGGCCAAAGTGGATATCTGTACAGACTGCTACTTTTCGAAATAGACTCATTCAGCTAGTATACTACTCTTCAGAAATAATTACAACCTCGCTGGGTGCCAAGTTGGGATTTTTCTTTCCAGCATTCTGACGTGTCCACGACGGATTGAGTCCGTTCATCTCCAACACATCGTCGCGGATGTTTTGATTTTTCTTTTCCAAATTTAAGATTCTTGTAAACGAATTGGTAATGGCCGCTGTGTAATATGCAAAGGGATTTTGACTCTTTGACTCGTCGAACTGTAGACCAATCTGGCTGAGCTGTAGCAGAGCTTGACCACGCATTTCTTCATTGTAGGTATAGCCACGCCAGTTTGAGCGAGTGGCATAGCGTTCGCACAGTTTGATAAACATGGTGGCCAGCTTGCGTGTCATGGTTCCGTGATCCTTTGAAAACTCACCGTGTTCTAGGTCGCCCTTCCAGTGGCTCTTGCCCACTAGAAACGGTTTCTTGTCCTCATCTATGCGATAGTGATAAAATGGTGGAAAATTGAGACGCACATGTTTTTCGTCTAACACGGGTTGTTCTAGAAGCTCTGCCAACGGGTCGTCCTCCTCCAGCAATTCTAACTCAAATATGTCTTCAATTTTCTTTTTCTTGGCCTGTGTCTTGGGCACTTTTTTGGGCGCCATGGGTATGTGTTCCCAGCAAGTTATACGGAACACTAGATCTGTGTTGGGTATTTTTTTAGGATCCACGATAGTGCCTTCGCGTTTCAAACGATCTGCACGATTTCTACGTGCCTCAGCAATGGTGCGCTGATTGATCTTTTCCACTGTGGGCAGGATGATATCATACTGGTGATCCAGCACAGGATCACGATATGTACAGTAGGTATTTTTGCTGAGATGTATTTCTTTTAAGATATCTCTGTTGTTGAGATAGTTGATTTTGGCTGGTGTTCTGGTGGGTGTTGATGTCACTCCTGATCTCCTAATAATATATTTATTGTAGCACAATAACCACAGTTGTCAACCTTTTGATCATTATCTGGGTGGTTTATTTTACCGGTAAATACACGACAGAGGACTGCACGCATGCCATACATCATCGAAAACGGTGAATTACGTTTTGTAACCAAAGAAGAGCTTGACGCTTACAACCAGGCCAACCCTATCAGTGGCGCAACGCCTGCCGGCGGAGAATTGTTGAATATCACACCAACATCCACAGGGCAAATACCCGAACAAATTTTAACGCCCAACACAGTCAATACCAGCCCAAATCAGGTGCTGGCTGAAACTTACGAACCGTATTCTAGCTTGGTTGACGTACCGCCGGGTGCAGATCCAGAAGTTCCTGAGGAAACCCAGGGTATTGTGCGTTTGAATGACGGTGCTAACCTTGGCGTGCCGGATGAATTTGGATTTGTACAAACCAGCACTGGACTAAACGTATTACCTGAGGATATTGACCCCGGGTTGCCCGATGGATACCTAGTAGAATTTGGCGCCGAAGGCGACACAGTGCTGAATCCTCAAGAAGTTGCTGAAGCGCAGACTCGGGCCGAAAATGAATTTGCGGCACGACAACGTGCTCGCCAGCAACAGGCCATAGCCAGCCAACGCCGACAGATCAACGACGGAGATTGGCGTGTAAGATTGCGATTGGCACCACAAAGCAAGTATCTTTACAATGCTCCGCAACCGGGCATACTCCAACCCTTGCAGGTCACTGACGGTATAATCTTTCCTTATACTCCTACCATTACCACAGCCTACAAGGCCAACTACAGCAATTATGATCTCACGCACAGCAACTATCGTGGATACTTTTATCAAAACAGCTATGTTGATCCAGTGCAGATCACAGGACAGTTCACTGCACAGAACACAGCACAGGCCAACTATTTGTTGGCAACAATATCTTTTTTAAAGTCAGTGACCAAGATGTTTTATGGACAAGATGCTGAACGTGGAGCACCGCCGCCCTTGGTATATCTTTCAGGCTTGGGAGAATTTCAATTCAATGAGCACCCTTGCGTGGTCACGCAGTTCAATTATACCTTGCCTGCAGACGTGGATTACATCCGCGCCGGCAGTCCCAACCAATTGGGCATCAATCAAGTCAATCAACGTGACCGTCAGACTGTTAGCACCGGTAGCCTGTTTGGCGGACTCAATAGATTGGCAGCGGCTCTGTTGACCAAAGGAGCCATACCAAACCCGCCAGCAACGCCGGGCTTTGGAAGTAACCGGCCAACCTATGTGCCCACCAAGATGGAAATATCCATAGTGTTGTTGCCCATACAAAGTCGCGATCAGGTCAGCAAACAGTTCAGTGTTAAAGAATTTGCCAACGGTAACTTGATCAAAGGAGGATTCTGGTAATGGCCACTTATGATTCAGTAAGCCCATATTATCTCACTGGCTACAGTCAGTTTTTCTTGGATGTCATGGTCAACAGACCCATACCCAAACAGACCGACGATCAACTGTTCAAGATCAATCAGACCTATCAATACAGGCCCGATTTGCTGGCCTTTGACCTGTATGACAACAGCAACCTTTGGTGGGTGTTCTATCAGCGCAATCCCAACACCTTGACCAAACCACCCTTGGATTTCAAAACCGATACCTTGATATACCTGCCCAAGATAACCACTTTACGCAACGTGTTGGGATTCTAACATGACCACCAACGTTGCACAACTACAAGCCGAAGCAAACAGACTCCGAGACGAGGCTGTGGCTTTGTCTTTGCAATCACAGCAACTTCGAGAACGCGGACAATTTGAACAAGCGCGAGCAGTAATTAGGCAAGCAAATGAAAAACTTGATCAGGCCGACTCTTTAAAAAAGCAGGCTAGTCTGTCAGAAAACAGCGGCGGAACAGCCAGTTCTGGAGAAGTAGTTTCTCAGGAAGCACAAGCTCGTGCCGAAGGTGCCGCATCATCCAATCCTCCGCCCTCAACCAGTGTGCTGGCACCCGATGGCAGGATCAACAGAGATGCTGTGGAAACTGGCACCGATGCTCCCACACGCACACAAGAACAAACACAGAGCACTCCGCCAGCCGGCGATGGTGCACCGTTGTCGTATGCCACACCCGGCGACGAAGATGCCGGACAAGCGCCATTTGTTACCACACAACCCGGAGCAGCTGCCAACCGAGATGACAACACCAGACCCAGCAACAATTCTGCGTCACAGATCATCAATGCCAGTTTCAATCAACGTATCACACCCAGATCAAACGTTTTGGATCAATATGCCAGTTATACCTATGCCATAACCTGGTACCTGTTGACACCTGAACAATACAATGAAATGACCCGCAGCCAAAAGAAAAATTGTGCTTCGTGGCAACTGCTCATGCAAAGCGCAGGGGCTCCTACTCAGGCCGCTGGTCAGACCTCTAACTCCACTGCCACAGCCGGCCGCAATCAATTCTTTGACAAAGATTACTACATGGATGATCTTGAAATTGACAGCTTGGTGCCACTCAAAGGAACAGGTGCTGCCAACACAGCCACAGACATCAAATTTAGAGTGACTGAACCCAATGGCATAACCTTGATTGAAAATCTCTACAAGGCCGTAAGCACGCTGTACAAACAAAAAAATGTTAGCAAAACTGCCAACTATCCCATGGCACAATACTGTCTGGCTGTTAGATTTTACGGCTATGATGAATATGGCGAACTGGTTACCACTGGTCGCATAGGCACCAATGGGCAGACCAATTTAACAGATCCCAGGGCCATTGTGGAAAAGTTTTATCCTTTTGTGATCACCAACATCCGATTCAGGATACCCAAAGACCGTGTGGTTGAATACGAAGTCGCAGGCAAACCCATACCACATTTTTACAACAAGAGCCAGGATCGTGGAACTATACCTTTTGCGTTTGAACTCATGGGCGAAACCCTTGGACAGGTGCTACAAGGCAAGCCTGTGGGCACGGTGTATCCGGCCAGCCCAGGTGAACGCAGAGACACACCGACGCCCAACACCAGCGCACCCACACAACCGCCTGTTGGAACTATCACCGGAGATGCCAACCAGGATCTAGGCGGCGGCACTATTTCTAGTTTGGGAGTTGCAGCATAACATGGGACGAGGCATACGTAGACAACCCACACGACTGGACGAAGAAGGTTCTGGGTCAAGTTTTGCTGATGAATTTGGTGGTGTAGATGCTTTGGGCAACGCTACTGGAGCACGTAATTCCTTAACGGGAGAACCCGCAGGATCCACTGGTGCACAGTCAGCTCCGCCCAAGGCCTCGGCGGCTCCGGCCAAGACCAAGGATGTGTTTACAGGTCTTGCCGAAGCATTGAATACTTTTCAACGTCGTCTTTCAGACCCCAAAGATCCCAATCGCAAGTACGATGTTCCTGACGAATACGTCATAGAGTTTGCCCCAGATTCGCTGAAATCGTCCACAATCAAACCACCTGGCACCACAGACAAAAACAACACTCCCATGCAGAAACCAAGTCCTGGTGCGCTCAGTCCAGCCAGCAACAGTGTAAACACCAAATCAAACATAATCTCTGTCACGGCTGGCATGCAGATCGTGCAATTCATTGATGAAATCATGAGGCAAAGCAGTTTCATAACCGATCAACAGTTGTACATAGTTGATAGAGTCACACAGGAAATCAAGCCCAATCCCAACCCGCCGGGTGGCATTACTTCTTGGTACAAGATCAGTGTTGAAGCCACACAGTTGGCCTATGATGCACGGCGCCACGATCATGCTTATCGTATGAAATTTGTGATCACTCCTTATGCCATCAACAGTCTGCCCAGTGACTGGTTTAAAAACAGTAGATATCGTGGCAGTCACAAAAGCTACAATTATTGGTTTACTGGCGCCAACAAAGAAATACTGAATTTTGAACAAGAATACAACAACTTGTATCGCTTGATCATCAGCGGTCTCAGCGTACCAGTGCAACAAGCACGTACCGACTTTAGAGATCAAATGCGCAGAACATTCTTGCCCACCAGTGAAAATCATGCCAAGGGCGCAGACAACATTGGCAACGAAGGGCCCGACAATGCGGCCAGTTTTTTATACAGCCCCACAGATCAGGCCAGAGCTCGACTGCGAATAGTAGGAGATCCAGCCTGGATGCAACAAGGTGAAATAGCCACAGGTGTCAGTGCAAGAACTTTTAATTTTGATCCGTTCAATGACGATGGCACCATCAACTACGACAGTCAAGAAGTGGTGTTTGATATTTCGTGGAATCAACCACAAGATTATGACTTGAATACTGGACTTATGGACATCGCCAGAACAGGTCGCACACCCGGTGGAACCTACGAAACACAACCTCAGTTTAATTTTACCTATACCGCTGTAAAATGCAAAAACATATTCAGCAAAGGTAGATTTGAGCAAGACCTGGAAGGTCGTTTGTTGATTGAATTTGAAAAAAACAAACAACCTGCCAACGAAGGCAGAAACATAGCCAACAACCCGGGCACACAAAACAGCGTGCGAGCAAGTATCACTGCCGAAGATATCAACAATGGATGGGTAGATGTCAACGGATTGTTGGTGCAGAGTTCAGATGTTGTGGCCGATACCACTGAAAACGAAGAAGGTGCCGAACCACAGTTGTTAAATAGTCCACCGCCTGAACCACCAAGCAGTGATGGCGACATTGTTCCTATCGTTACACCTGAAGAAAACAACAGTGTGCAAGCAGGTGTAATAGACAACCCAGATGCACAACTAAGAAATAGAGAGACATAATGGCCGGCGAAAATATTGAACGCAGTCGAGGACAACCAAAAAACTACAAGTTTGATCGTGGTGGTAGTCCTACGGAATTTGGTCCGTTTATTGGAAGAGTGACCAACAACATAGATCCCACACGTCAAGGACGACTGCAAGTTTATATTGAACAGTTTGCTGGCCCCAGTCCTGAAGATCCCAGCTTGTGGCGCACAGTTAGTTATTGTCCGCCATTCTACGGAGCCACACCCAAGGGTGGCAGCGCCGGCACAGGAACCTACCTCAACGGCAATCAACAAAGCTATGGCATGTGGTTTACTCCTCCCGACATTGGTGTCAATGTGTTGTGTTTCTTTGTGGAAGGCGATCCCAATCAAGGATATTATTTAGGTTGCTTGCCCGAGCAAGGCATCAATCACATGATTCCAGCTATAGGTGCTGTGCCCCCAAGCCGAGCACAAACACAAAACAGCAATCAGGCCACATATCTTGCCAGTGCTCCGTTGTTGCCGGTCACAGAAATCAACAACGCACCTACGGCCACAGCCATCAACGAAAACCCTAGATTCTTTGATCAGCCCAAACCGGTTCACAGTTATGTGGCTGCTACTTTGTTTCAACAAGGATTGTCTAGCGATCCCATACGTGGACCTATTGGTTCAAGTAGTCAGAGAGAAAGTCCCAGTGCTTGTTATGGAATAAGCACGCCAGGTCGTGCTATCTATCAAGGTGGATTGGGCGGTGGTCCTGGTGGTGACAGAAATGCTTTGCAAGAACTCAGCGGTGAAACCCTGGCCGACCTCAAAGTCATTGCCAGACGCGGAGGACATACTCTGGTCATGGACGATGGTACACTCACCGGCGACGACAATCTCATAAGGATACGCACCAGCAAAGGTCATCAGATCACCATGAGCGACGATGGCAACTGCTTCTATATCACACACGCCAACGGTCAAACCTGGATTGAACTGGGCCAAGAAGGCACTGTGGATGTGTTTGCCACCAACAGCGTAAACATAAGATCTCGTGGCACAATCAATTTCCACGCTGACCAAGACATCAACATGTTCGCTGGCGGCAATATCAACATGAAAAGCACTACCGCAACTGTGATCCAGAGCGACGGAAATCTTGACGTGGCTACAAAACAAAATTTGACCTTGTTTTCCTCCACGCAGATAGGTGTCAAAGCCAACGGCACCCTGGCCTTGAAAGGCAAACAGGCCAGCCTAGAAAGCGATGGCAACTTGGTATTCAAAGGGCAACCGATCAACCTCAATGGAGGCTCTGGATTCCCAGTTGAAACACCTCGCGGTCTTGTCAAAACAATCATGCCCGACACAGATTTCAATTCCAGCACAGGCTGGACAGTGAATCCCACGGGGTTAGAAAGTATTGTGACACGAGCACCCACACACGAACCTTATCCTTATCACAATCAAGGTGTGCCAGTCAGTGTGAGCTTGGAAGAAGGACAAACAACGCCTCCACCGGCAGCACCAGATGTGCCCGAAGGAGTAACCATTACTAAAACAGCTAACGCACCCGACTAGACATGGCAATTTTTAATTACACTCTCCCCAGCGGAAATCAGTTCAAGCTAGAAGCCCCGGGCGGCACAACACAACTTGAAGCTGATACCATTTTTTACGAACAAGTGGCTGCTGGAAGTCTGGTTGGATACCAGCCGGGACAAACTCTGTCTAGCCCAGCTACACAAATCACAAAGTTTGAACTCAGTCGTCTTGATCGCGGCACAGCCGGGGTTGACAGCAATCCTATCCTGGCTATCAGCCAAGGCCTACCGGTTTCATCCAGTGATGTGACCACACAATCTATTCTAGCAGCCATACAGTCCTTGCCCATACCCATTGGTGTGCCTAATTTGACACAGGTTCCCTTGGATTCGCCCATTGACGAAGCCGACGTAGTCAATATCAAAGGCGATGATTTTGCTCCAGACAGTATTAAGGCCAACGGTGTCACGGCCTTGAACGAATATCAGGTGCAGAAAATACTGGCACAGTTGGCCAAATTGGTTGATCAACCTGCCGATACGATAACCTTGGAAAAGGGCATTGGTCGTTTTGGATTCACCTGCGAACAATTAGAAATCACGGGCTACGTCAAAGCAGGCACCAGTCAACGATATTTGCTTAATAATCCCTCCAACTTTGTTGCTGTTATGAGCAGTCCCAGTGTGTGGACTGGCAAAAACGGAGTTTATTCCTTGGCTGATCTTTTGAACAGTGCTGTGTTGCAAAATCGCATACAGGTACAACTCATGCAACAGGGCTATGAAGCCTTGTTGGCCTCGGGTGTGATAGCCACAGTGCCTCAACCCAGTATACGTCTCAGTACTGGTCAAGTTTATACCAACAGTGGTTTGCAAAGTGTACAAGCCTTGACTGCCGCCAATCTTGTGGGAAGGAATGCAGGACTGGCTGCCGGGCTGATACAAAACAGTCAAACAGCGTCCACGGCATTAAATCGTCTTCTAAGCGCATCCAACACCAACCTGGCTACCATTGGATCCGGCGCCGTAAACAGCTTGACAGCAGGACTAGGAAAGCTGGGCGGGCTGGCCAATGCAAATATAAATTCGATCACTGCGGGTCTTACCAAAAACATCACCGGCGGTGTAGGCGCCTTGGTGGCCAACGCTGGTAAATTTGGAAGTCAGGCCACAGCATTGTGGGCCAGTTCAGGCGGTCTACAAGGCCTAGCAAATATTTCTGGAGTCGGCTTGAATCGATTGACATCGTCATTGTCTGGCGCCAGTTTAAACAGTATAACCTCTAGTTTGACCAATCTAGTTCCAGGCAACCTTGGCAATTTGACCAGCAATCTCAATGTGTTTGGAAAAGCTGGCAGTTTTGCCACAAACTTTGCCAATCCTTTGGGCAGTCTGAACAATCTTGGCAACATTGGTAATCTTGGTAGCTTGATCCCCGGTGGTGGCATCGGAGGAGCACTGCAAGGACAGGCCACTGCGGCTCTGGGCAATCTACAAGGACAGGCCACTGCGGCTCTGGGCTCTTTGCAAGGACAAATAGGCAGTCTGGCCAACATTGGATCGTTGGGATCTTTGTTTGGCGGCGGCGGCGACCTTGTGGCTGGCGTGACAGCAGCCGGTGGATTCAACAACACAGTTAATCGTGCCACAGTAGATGCAGCCTTTGCCAGAGTAGTTGGCAGTGCCAAGGTGCCGCTGCCAGCGTTTCAGTATCCTAGTCCAACTGCCCAAGGACCAAGATTGGATATACAACAAGCACAAAACTTCCTGCAAAATATTCAAGGCCAGGCCCAGTCGGCGGCAGGGCAAGCAACGTCGGCAGCAAGACGTCTTTTAGGATAGAGTAAATACAGTATGGCCACATTTATTGGATTCAATACCATAGATCAAAACAAGAAATTTACCTTGGTCGATTTTCCTTTGATCAAGCGCGATCTCTTGAATGCATTTAACATACGTCAAGGGCAATTGGTAGGACGACCTGGCTACGGTACAGTGATTTGGGACTATGTGTTTGAAAATCAAACCCAAGAAACTGAACGTGGCATTGTGGCAGAGATACAGCGTGTGGCCGGCGGCGATCCCAGGATCTATGTCACGTCAGCCAACTCCTATCCGCAGGACAACGGTCTCCTGATCGAGATCGAGATACAGGTCGTGGCATCATCTACAGCGGAACGCCTGGCCATATTTTTTGATCAAGAAACACGCCGGGCTAGCTTTATCTAAAACTAAGCCTATTTCCAGCACCATAAATACTTGACCACTGTGAGAAGCCATGGCCAAGACTGCTAGACAAACTGCTATATTCGGCGTAGAAGACTGGAAAAGACTGTATCAGACCTACAGAGAAGCCGACTTCCAA